ACGAACTGGTAGCAGATGATGATTTAAACCCTACGCCGTCCGCAGGAGCGGAGACTTCAACCCCGGATTCAAACTGATCCACGCTCTTGCGGATTGCTTTAAGGCAGTAAAGGAAGCATACGAGGCGTGCAACGAGGGAACCGAGGTAATGACCATCATCGAGGATTTTCAGGACGGCATGGCAGACACACCACAGGGTAGGGAGTTCTGCAGGTGCCTGGAAGAAATGGTCATAAACGCAGGGATCATTACCGATAATATCCAGCCCAACGAGGCTGTGTAAAGGAGGGGCAAAAATGCCTGAGGAAGCGAAGAAAGCCAATTACGGAAATGTGAGTATCCATATTAATCATTATGGAGAAGATAACGAATATGCCTGGTCTATCCAGGTACGGGGAAAAGTGGGAAAACATGACGCCAAAGAGGCTATGGATGTTGCTACGGACAAGCTGATAAAAGCTATAGAAGCCGCCACGGAGGAAAATTAGGTCCTACTAGTCAGAATCTACAGCCATACGGATGCCGCTAACATCCGTATCCAAACGGTCAAGATAAGTGAGAACTTCGTCCAGTTTTTTGTTCTGTTTTTCAAGAAGTGCAATTATTTTGTTTGCGGTCATTTCTTCCATTTATCTGATCACCCTTTCATATATGTAACACCGTGGCGGCTCTTTAAGGATAGCACTAAACACCGGAGGTGAAACCTTTGAACGAACTGCAGGTTTTTGAATATCAGGAAAATCAGATACGCACAGTAGTAGATGAACAGGGTAATCCATGGTGGGTGGCAAAGGATGTTTGTACAGGTCTGGGATATTCACGGTTTGATAGTAACCTTCTCGGGAATGTTCCAGAGGAATGGAAGGGTACGAAACCGATTCGTACCCCTGGTGGAGAACAGGACATGCTTTGCCTCTCAGAGCAGGGTCTGTACTTCTTCCTTGCCAGGAGCGACAAGCCGTCGGCTTTTCCTTTTCAGAAGTGGATAGCTGGAGACGTTATTCCTTCCATCCGCAAGCATGGCATGTATGCCACTCCCCAGACGGTGGAGCAGCTTATTGCCGATCCGGACACGATAATAACCATCCTGCAGGAGATAAAGAAAGAGCGGGCCGAAAAGCTGTGTCTGGCAAGCGAAAACAGGGCTATGAAACCGAAGGCCGATTTCTACGATGCGGTTACTGGCTCAAAGCACGCCATTGATATAGGCAAGGTGGCCAAGGTTCTCAACTTCAAGGGGATAGGCCGTAACAAGCTGTTTGCCTTTCTGAGGGAGCAGTCGGTTCTTACAAGGGAGAACATTCCCTATCAGGAGTTCATAGACAGGGGTTATTGTCGCACCATCGAGCAGAAATGGCAGACTCCGGAGGGAGAAACAAGAATATCCATCAAGACCATTGTCTACCAGCGGGGTGTGGACTTCATCCGCAAGCTGCTGGTGAAGCACGGTTTTGAAAACCAGCATATGCAGCTGGTAAAGGAGAGATGATCATGTCTGAGGTCAACCTTACCCACAGGGAGCGTGAGGAGGTTATCAATACGGCTATAAGGCTACCCTTCGCAGAGCGTGTGGAGATGTTGAAGGCTTATGGGCTGTACCGTTCTCCGGAGGAGCTGAAGCATCTGGCATGTGAGATCACTGCCAGGCGGATCCGCAAGAGCCGGGGAGAGGATATAGATAGCATTCTGGGAGGTGCTGAACGTGTCGGAGCAGGAACGGGAACTGAGAGAGTTTCTTGATGCGGTTATGGGTGAGGGCGACGATGATGAATAAACTGTTGTTCTTGATGCTGACCATAGGAATCCTGGCAGGGGTCGCCTATGCTTCAGGCACCACGTTACAAGCTCCGCAAGAGCCTACCACAGCTATTCATACCGTCGCCCCGGGTGAAACGCTTTGGAACATCGCTCAATTATATTCTCCCCAGGCAGATCCACGCAAGGCGGTTTATATCATCCGCAAGGTCAACAACATGCATAACAGCCCGGTGGTGTATCCGGGGCAGCAGATACTGGTACCGGTAAACCTTAGATAGTTCTTTTCGACAGGAGGTTTTTACAGTTATGGATGCAGATAGATTAGCATATCTGGCAGCAGAGATGGAGGATATACGCAACAACCTTTTAGCCGAGGAGCTTCGTATCATCACCCTGTCCAGGAGCACAGAGGGGCGGGTAAAGAACAAGCTCGATCGTGCAAGAGCTCATACCAAGATCGCCGTGAGGCAGATCTCCCACATTCTGTATCCGGTAACTGATCCGGGTGCACTTCAAGAGACAGAGATCCCAGAGAGACCAGATTTTCAGACATGCGGGGAATTTTTAGGCCCGCCAGATAGCGATAGATAAAGGTGTTTTCCGAAATGGAAATTACTTTTACCAAGCCTTACCGGCAACAGGGTGAGATGAGGGTAGACGCACTTGTGGACGGGGCAAAGTCGGGAATAGTGTTACGCAAGTCCTTTGGCACGGGCAACTGGGATGCCATGTGCGAGGGGTATTTCAAGGTCCGCGGCCGGAAGGGCCCCGTATTCGGTTATCAGTTCTTTGCATGGGAAATGAGCCTGAAAGAGGCGAAGAAATACCTTTCTACCAGGTGGATCAATCTGGGCAAGCGGTATCTGACTGAGCACAGTATCAGATGTTACGACAAGAAAAGTTACAGGGACTATGGCTACAGGGACTTTATGCCCATAGAGTTTTTGGGCGCTGAACTACAGGAGGGGCGGCAATGAGCGTTTACGGTGCGGTGTATTCGGATATCTGGACTGACAAGAAGTTTCGGGAACTGGACGAGAACGGGCAGAAGCTGTTTCTTTATCTCCTTTCGAGTCCACATAAAACCATGATCGGCTACTATAGGCTTCCTCTTCATTATGCCATTTACGACCTCAACTGGGATGAAAAGACCTTTAATTCATCTATGAAGGCTCTGGAGGCCAATGAAATGGCCTTCTATGACAGCGAGGCCGAGATCGTTTTTGTTAAAAACTTTTTCAGATATAACCCTGTCAAGAGCGGCACATCTGTAAAGGGGCTTTTCAACCAGTTGGCCAAGGCTAAAACGAGCAGATATTACGATGATCTTATAAGAGCCTTCCCCCAGACATTGGCTCAGGATTCGAAAAAAGAGGTCAAAGATCTATTCTGGAGCCGTTACCTCCCCTTCGAAAGGGCTTTAAAGGACAGGGAAGGTCAGAAAAATGAAGATGAAAATATACCCCATGCATGCCCCATAGATGGGGTATCGGGGGGGCATAGTAGGGGTATAGATACCCCATGCATATCAGTATCAGTATCAGAATCAGTATCAGAAACAGAATCAGTATCAGTATCAGGGCCCTCGCTTTCGCTCGATAAAGAGAAAGAGGGCAAAGCCCCTTCGGCTTCCCAGGACCGTAAAGATTTTTTAACTTGTCTTGAAGGTCAAAACCCAACCCAGACCCTAACCCTTCCAGAGCAGACCCGGAAGGATTTTCGAATAAAGCTGATGCAGTCGCTCTTCAGGCAGAATTTGTATAACAGCGATGTTGGAGAGGCAGCAGGCTGTCTGTTGAGCCTGGTGGGCGACGTGAAGGAAACTATGTCCATAGTGGACGGGTGTTCGGTGGGGGCCAGAAGTCCCGACAACCTTGCGGAAAGGCTGAATGAGAGTGTTCAAAAACTTTCGGGGGAGGCGAATACCTGTTGAAGGACGCAAGCAAGATCGAGGGATATGCAACTATACCGCTGGACCATTACGAGGCGTTGAAGGTCATAGAAAAAGAATCGGTCCGCAACACCATCAACCTGAATGCCGAGATCAAGAGGCTGAAGGCTGAAAAGCAGCACCTGCAGGACCAGCTCGATGCGGTGATGGTTCAGGACGGGGCCCGATGAAGGGGCCGGAACTGGGCAACATGATGAAGGCGGCAGGGTTCGGATGGACCCGGGGAATGATGGAAATGGCGCTGAAAATGCATCTGCAAGATGGCAGGTCGGTGACGGAGATAGCCGAAGAGGTTGGTAAGCCTGAAGAGGAGGTACGTGCTGTGCTTGGTATAGATAAGCCCCAGGAAAAGAGCTACGAGGAGGCCTTGCAACACATAGAGAAGCAGAAACAGGCTGGCAAGTCCATGCCTGAGATAGCCCGTCTGCTCAATGATGCCGGATACAGGACCAAGACGGGCAAGCTGTTTACTGCCGGTAACGTGTGGGTTCTTGCAAAAAACGAGGTTTACCAGGAAGAACCCCAAAAGCCTGTAGCAGACAAATGCCCCTCAGAGACGCCTGCTCCGACTGAGCCGATCAACCCACCGATGGAGCAGGGATCTACCTGTGAGGGCAAGGAAACCCCGTCTAAACCGCCTGAGACTATTTATCTTTCCAGGCAGCTTTACGGCAACGTGAGAGACGAGCTTCTTTTTCTTCGCTCCCGGAGGGCCGAGATACAGGCCCAGATCTGCACCCTGGATTCTGACATAAAGAGGCTTGAAAAGCTGGAAGAGGCTCTGAAGGGCTTTGTGGAGGTGGCGTCGTGACTTCCATGGAGTCTGCTTTTCAGAATGCAGAGAACGCCCTTGTGGAGCTTCAGAACGTGATATTGAGGGATGTTAAGTATTCCACGTACCCATGCTCCCGCATCAAGGGGGCTATGAAACGCCTCGACGAGGCACGGCAGGCAGTGAAGGAAGTTCAGGTATGAAGACCATGATCATCGTAGCCGTAAGCCTGCTTCTGATGGCGAGTTTCGCAATTTCGGCCTGCATGCTCAGCTCGGAGATCTCGCAGCGGGAAGAGCGGCAGCAGCTGGAAGAAATGATCCATAACGAAGAGGTTCCGGACGTACGGAACCAGGACATACAGGTTTGAGGGTAAGTGATCAAAATCCAGACCAGGGGGAAGCTCCGGCGCAACATGTAACGTTGAATGATTCGCTAAGAGGGACACAACAAATCCATTTTCGAAAGGCAGGTGAACACCCCTCCCTGATGGCTATACCGGAGCATCCCCTGAAGGAGGGGGCCCATATGAAAACTTTCAGAGTAATCATCATAGATCAGCAGACAAAAGCTATCCTTTCCGGAGACGGTCAGGTAGACGCCGAAACCGAGGCCATAATGCAGGGCACCGGAACGGTATCCATCAACAAGCCGGAAGACATACAAATACGAGGATTCAGAACATATTCCATGGACTGGGGTAACCCCGAAGGGAGCGATAAATAATGACCACTGTACCAATGCTGCTTAAAGATGCGAAACTCAGACCCACCTACGCAAAAACAGGTGATGCCGGCGCGGATCTCCGTAGCCCCGAGAGCGTTACCATCGAGCCCGGCAAGAGGCAGTTTATCCCCACAGGAGTTTCCATCCAGCTGCCCGAGAACTGTGTGGCCTTCGTGGTTCCTCGAAGCGGTCTTGCCAAGAAGCACGGCATAACCATTACCAACTCTCCCGGTGTGATCGATGCCGGTTACAGAGGTGAAATAGGAGTTACCCTCCACAACCTGGGAGAGAACCCGTACCCCGTTCAGGAAGGAGAACGAATAGCCCAGCTGGTGATAGTGCCCTTTGTCCAGGCAGACTTTATTGAGGTGGATGCTCTTGAAGACTCCGATCGAGGAACGGGCGGATTCGGGCATACAGGCAAAAAGTAGGGCTGAGGTAGGGCTTCCGTCCTGCCTCTTCCAGTACGTTGAATTTTGCCTGTTCAACCTTCATTCACATACCAGGATGCTCTCTCAGAGGCGGCAGGAACTTGCCGACATGGCCATATATACAGGCCCTCTGTCAAATGCCGGAGAAGACAACGTAGGACTGGTGGACGGGGGTAAAAATCCCGTACCCGCTGCCCAGAAATATCTCGAGATGCAGGATCTGGATGAAGAGATCCGGGTCCTGCGCAAGAGGATAGACCCCACCATAGCATTCATCCAGACTCTGGGGGCCGAGATAGAGGTAACGGACAGGAAACTGATACTGCACACCCAGGGAGACAGTGACTATGACTCTCTGGAGATCCTTGAAAAATACTACTTCGTGAAACGTAAGCCCAGGTGGAGCGAGATTGAGGGAATATTCCACTACTCGGCCATGACGTTTCAGAACAAACGCAAAAAACTTGTTAATGGAGCTGCCAGGTGGATCTGCGGCTCCATGGTGAAGATCAGATATTAACCCAACAGGAGGGGTTTTTATGGCAAAGGCGAATTACCGACTAAAGCTGTTTATGGATGCACTGGAATACACCCAGGAAGAGCTTGCCAGAGACATAGGATGCCATCATTCGCTGGTTGGCTATTGGATACGGGGCAGATACAAACCGTCATCGAAATACCTGCCAAAACTCTGTGACCGTCTCGGAGTAGAGCCGGAAATGATACTGGAGGGGTAGAGATGAACATACAAGAAGCCATGAAGATAGAAGAACGGATACTGGAGCAACGGAGACGGGCTACCCATGGCAGTTCTGCCCCTATCTGCCCTCATTGCGGGAAGGAAATAGATGATTTTCCGGAAGACGCTCTGTGCGACGAATGGGATGACGGTACACATACTTATGACGATGAAATTACTTGTGAGCACTGTGGAGCCCTGGTTTCAGTAACACTGACCAAAGAAGTGGAGGTTGAATATTACTACTCCACAGATGTACTGGAAGAGCCGGGGTCAGACGAAGAACGTCCCGAAAAGACCGAGGACGTGATAGGGCAGGGGCTTATGTTCAGCGACGAGGCGTTAAACACGGCCAAAGCCCTTTGTGACTGGGTTTTAGGTGGGCCTGAAGAGGAGGCGCAGTGATGGCTTGTAACCACTGGGCAAAGGGGGATGACTTACCTAAGTGTTGTAGAGGGTGTGTCCATCTTGACAGTGAGTCAATGGATGAGTATTCACCACCATATTTCTACTGTAACTTGAATAGATTTTTACCCACGAAAAAACAGACATGTGATAAGGCTGAATACTACCAAGCCCGCAACAATTTGGGAGGTGGGGATGCGTGAGTAGAAAATTTCCAGAGCGGATAATCGTAGACTTTGGGGATGCGGATGCAGAGGGGTTCCCGAAAATATCTGAGGCAATTGCATTTGAGATGCCATGTGACACCGTAGAAGTAGCCCTGTCGGATGAAGAAGCCTGCAAATATGTTCGAGAAGATATTGTTGACCATCTCCAAGCCGAGAGGGATAGCCTGCGGAGAATTGCAACACGCATCTCTTCCATACACCCGAGCCACATTAATGCCCTGGAGAATGGACCATTGAAAATTACACTGCACGCAATACAGAGAGATGCCAAGGAAGCACTCCGAGGTGACAAACAATGACAGTGGGTAACACTAATCAGATACTCCGGGTCACGATGAAATCAGGGGAAATTCTAGTGGGTTACTGGCGATACGATGATGGACAGTCTATCGATCTGGGTATGAGTAAACCACCCTCCCCTTATCGCCCCAAAAATATCAAGAAAGAGGACATCGAGAAGGTTGAAAATCTGTATTCTTACGGAGATGTTCAGGAAGGGCAACCCAATGACTCTTGATATCTCCATACCTCTCTGGATCATCAAAGCAGCAGCCGTTATTATCGGTGTTCCTCTGATCACCTATCTGGCTTTCCTTGTCTGGGCGGGCTGGAAGATAACCCATTGATCAAAGATTCCTGTCCAGGTAGATCTTGTCGAGCTGTTCCTGCTCGATGCCTATATAACGCAGAGTTATAGCCTGGGAGCTGTGGTTAAGGATCTTCATGAGGTGTTCAATGTCGATACCGTCCTTGTAGCAGCTGTAAGCAAAGGTTTTTCTCATAGTGTGAGTGCCGGCCTTTATCTTGAGGCCGGCCTTTTTAACGGCATTGCTTATGATGTAGTATGCCCGGATCCTCGATATTGATACCTTCCCACCCTTGTTCCTGGACGGGAAGAGGGGAGAATCCAGATCAAGTTGGGCCTTGAGCAGATACCTCTTCAGAGCGTCCTTGGCAGAGAGGTTTAAGGGAAAGTCCTTAGCCTTGCCCGTCTTCTGTTCCCTTATCACTATCCTGTCAGCTATAATCAGCGGCCTTATGTCTGACAGCACGTCTTCCACCTTCAGGCCGAGCAGGTCTCCTATTCTGAGCCCGGTATTTATTCCAAGGACGAACATGGCGTAATCCCGTATATTCTGTGAAAAGAGCACCCTTTTTACGGCATTTATGTCGGTTTTCCGTTTGATAGGACTAACAAAATTCATGAAATACCCCCTGTTCTACAATATTAAATGGGTCTGTCTGAGCCGTAATTCTTACGATGTTAAAAGTTATCCACATTCAGTGACCATGCAATTTTATGGATTTTTTCCCCGAACGTAACAAAAGCCCTTTGTATATCGTTCATATGAGTACATTTACCTGCTCTTTTTCAGGAATACAAGTGGTGCAGAAAAGATCTTTAGAAAATCTTTAGAAAGTGGGGGGTAAAACCGTGGTATTATGTCAGTGTCGAAAAATGTCTGTTGATATGCTCCATCCATAACATGCCTCGGGGGAAATTCCCTCGGGGCAATTTTTATTTGAAGGAGTGCTCATTGAAGATCTACTTATCTGTACCTTACACCGGGATGGAAGAGGAGAGCTTTCAGAAGGTTAGCCTCAAGGCCGCCGAGCTGATCTCCCAGGGACTGATAGTGTTCAGTCCTATATCACATACCCATCACATAGGGAAAATGCTGTCACTGCCTGTTACCTGGGACTTCTGGAAGGCTCAGGACGAGGCATTTGTCACATGGGCGGACGAGCTCTGGGTACTCTGCCTCGATGGCTGGAAGCAGTCTGTAGGGGTAGCAGCCGAGGTAGATCTGGCTCGTGAGCTTGGCAAGCCTGTGAAGTATATCAATCCATAGCCACCACTGCGGTTCGTTCTATCCATAGATACACCTCCTGGGAAATGGCGGGGCTTTGGCTCCGCCTTTCTTAATTGAAAAGGAAGTGAGTGCATGCCTGAGCGTCCTGGAGGAAAGTTCTTAAAGATACGTCGAGAGAGAAGAAGAGAAGCGATCCGGGAGAATCACAAAAAGTACAACCGGACCCGCGAAGATAAAGACATGGTGAGCCTGTATGGTTCCGCGAGATGGAAGACTGTCCGACGACTCAAGCTTCAGCGTGATCCGCTGTGTGAGATATGCAGAGCGAAGGGTGATCTTGTCCCGGCTCAGATGGTCCACCATATAAAGGAAGCGAAGGAACGGCCGGATCTGTTCTTTGACATAGAGAACCTTCAGAGCTTATGTAATGAATGTCACAACAGACTGCATAAGAAATCAACTTAATGATGTGTGTGGTTAAGGCGGGATAACTTAGGGTTGATCTCCTAAGGAAAAGCGAGACTCCTAGCTCGTTTCCCGTCTTTTTGTATTTCTAGGAGCCAGCATTCTAGGAGGTGCCTGGATGTTAACTTATAACCCCAAATGTAGAAGCCGATTAGGCCATGAGAAATACGATAATAATGAACCCAAGACAGAATATGTTTGCCTCTGGTGTGGCAAGAAATTTACCATAGATTGCCATAGAAATTCAAAGGTAAATAAGTATTGTTCCAGAGAATGTTTTTTCAAACATCTAAAAGCAAAGCGAATAAAGAGAGAACAAGAAATAAAAAAAGAACAGGATAAACGGAAAAGACAGCTACGAAAAACATGTGTAGTCTGCGGCAAAAAGTTTAGCGCAGCAAACTTGAATCAAATATGTTGTTGTGATGAATGCAGGAAGCAGCGGGCTAGAGATTTTTCTTACCAGCGTGCCAAGGAGAAGCACGATAGAGAGACGAAACCTCGTAAGTGTAAGTATTGTGGACAACAGTTCATTCCTGAATATGGGTCAAAGCGAAGAGCCTTTTGTTGTGACGACTGCTCCAAGAAATATGGGAAGATGCGTGAACGTAAACAAAGGTTATCGACGATACGTGGACGGTTGGACAATAGAATATCCAAGGCGATACATAAAGGGTTGTCCAGTAAGGGGATTTCAAAGAACTATCGACATTGGGAAGATCTGGTTGGTTATTCACTAGAAGATCTCCTGGAAAGATTAGAGTCCCAGTTTAAACAGGGGATGTCGTGGAGTAACTACGGCAAATGGCACATAGACCACATCAGGCCAAAGGCTTCATTTGAATTTGAAAACGTAGACGATGAAGATTTTAAGGCATGTTGGAGTTTGAATAATCTACAACCTATGTGGGCAAGAAAGAACATCAAGAAGTCAGATAGCTGGGATGGACAATGCAGGTTGGTTATATGAGTACCCAGGGGGGCCTATATCGCTACCAACCTTCGCCTGTACAACGAGCGTGCACCTCTACGCACAAAATCGGGAAATGACATGAGGGGGGTATGGAAGAAAACAACAAGCCAGATCCGCCTCTTTTTTTGATCCTAAATGAAGGGAGGGGGGGGCTGTGGCAGGCAGACCCAGAAAATCAATAGCGGAAAAAAGGCTTGAGGGGAACCGGAGCAAAACCCCTCTCGATGATCCGCCGGAATTTCCAAAGGGAGAAATGAAATGTCCGAGGTGGCTTTCTCGGGAGGCCAAGAAGTTCTGGAAAAAGATCGTTCCCATTCTTCAGGAAGCATCGGGCCTTCTGGAGATCTGTGACCAAACGGCCCTGGAAGGATTCTGTGAGACTTACGCGCAGTGGAAAGAGGCGTCTATCATCCTCCAGGAAGAGGGAATGACCTTCTCGACAGATAAAGGATACATCCAGCAGAGGCCGGAAGTAGCCATTGTCCAGAAATCGAGCAAGAGCCTTATGGATTACATGAATGCCTTTGGGCTTACCCCGAGCTCCAGGTCGAGGCTGGGAATCAAGCCACCGCCAAAGGGTGACGGCTTCGATGACTTCTAACTCCAGGCTGATCGGGCTCAAGCGGCAGGCCAAGGATGAAGGGTGGTCTGAGTGGATCCGCTCAGAGGCAGACGAGAAAGCCATGCTCAAGGGCTGCTACTTTGACATCGAGGCGGCCAATCGGCCTATCGTTTTCTTTGAAAAATACCTGAGACATGCCAAGGGCCGCTGGGCTGGTAAACCTTTCATCCCCCTTGAGTGGCAGCGGCAAGATGTGATCATGCCCATCTTTGGATGGAAAAGACGCAATGGTTACAGGCGGTATCGTGTTGTCTATATAGAGATACCTAAGAAGAACGGTAAAAGTACCCTGTTAAGCGGTATCGGGCTTTACCTGCTTACAAAGGACGGCGAGCAGGGAGCGGAGGTATATTCCTGTGCTGCAGATCGAGACCAGGCAAGCATCATTTACCTGGAGTCCGAGAACATGGCCAAGGCCTCTCCGGCACTGAAGAAACGGCTGAAGATCATATCTTCACGCTCAAGAATTATCTTTCCTCAGACAAATTCTTTTTACCGGGCTCTTTCTGCAGATGCAAACACCAAGGAAGGTTATAACGTTCATGGTCTTCTTTTTGACGAGCTCCATGCCCAGAAGGATTCTACACTCTGGGATACATTGCGTTATTCCGGTGCTTCCAGGACCCAGCCGCTTCTCATCACCATAACCACAGCCGGGTATAACCGTCAGTCTATCTGCTGGGAGCAGCACGACTACGCCCGCAAGATATTGAAGGGTGTAATAGATGATATGTCTTTCTTCCCTCTTATATACAGTACCAACTGGGAGGATGCGGAGAATGACCCGGATATAGAAGAAGATGACTGGACAGATCCGGAAGTATGGAAAAAGGCCAATCCAAGCCTGGGAGAAACCATAGACCTTGATGTTTTTGCAGAGGAATGCGCAGAGGCTCAGGAGATCCCCAGGAAACAGAACACCTTTAAGCGTTACCGGCTTGATATATGGACCGGAGCAGAGACGGCGTGGATCCCCGTGGACCGCTGGAGGGCCTGCAAAGGTGAACCAGACCTTGCTAAACTCTCTCAGCTGCAGTGCTGGGGAGGCTTTGACCTTTCCACTACCACAGACCTTACGGCCTTTTCCATTGTCTTCGAGCCCGACGAGAATGGCCATGTCTGGGTCCTGTCATGGGCATGGTGTCCGAAAGATACCATGGAGAGCCGCATAAAACGTGACAAGGTGCCCTATGACACATGGGAGCAGCAGGGGTACCTGATCGTCACCGGCGGGTCCAGTGTGGATTACAACAGTATAGAGAAGTTCATCCTGGAGGAAATAAAGGAGAAGTTCCCCAGGTTAACAGTTTTGGGATATGACCCATGGAACGCTACTCAGTTTGCACAGAACCTTGAAGAGGAGGGTGTTCCGGTGGTGCCTGTGAGGCAGGGGTATAAGACCATGTCGCCGGCATGCAAAGAGCTGGAACGGCTTGTCCTTGGCGGACATTTGAGGCATGGGGACAACCCGGTTCTTAACTGGGCCATGTCCAACGTAATGATCGAGATGGATGCAGCCGAGAACATCAAACCCACCAAAGCCAAGTCGACAGAACGCATCGACCCTGCCGTATCCATGCTTACGGCCATGGCAACCATGATGGAGTTTGGGGAAGACGACCAATCAATCTATGAAACCCGCGGACTGATAGTTATTTAAGCCCGAATGGAGGTGAAACATGAAAATACTTAACCGACTGAAGGCCGCCTATAAAGCCCTTACCATTGCAACCAATGCGAATGAACTGGAAAAGATGATCCGCAGTGTTATGGGGGGCGGTCCTACGGAGAGCGGCGAGCATGTATCCCCCGACAGGGCCATGCAAACCGCGGCAGTTTTTACCTGTGTCCGCGTTCTGGGAGAATCGGTTGCCCAGCTGCCCCTTGGAATATACAAGTCCCGGGAGGATAACGGGAGCGATAAAATGACAACCCACCCGCTTTACAGGCTTGTGCATTATCAGCCCAACGAGTGGATGACCTCCTTCGAGTTCCGGGAATACATGATGGCATGCCTGAACTTGAGGGGGAATTTCTACGCTTTCAAGAACTATGTGGGTACAGGGCAACGAAGAAGGATAGTTGAGATCCTTCCGTTCCATCCGGATACAGTGGAAGTGAAACAGGACGAGAACTGGGATATTACCTACGAGGTAAGACTTCCGAACAGGGCTCCTCAGATAATCCCTAAGTCAAACATGCTCCACATAAAGGGACTTTCTCTGAACGGCTTAAAGGGTGTTTCTCCTATCCAGTACCAGAGAGAATCAATAGGCCTTGCCATGGCAGCGGAGAAATACGGAGCCAGGACATTCAAAAATGGTGCAAGACCGAGTTTAGTATTAGAACATCCAAACTCTTTGACTCAAGAAGCAGCAGAAAGGCTTAGTAAAAGCTGGCATGAGGCTTATGGAGGAGAAAATACCGGTAAAACGGCTATTCTGGAAAACGGGTTGAAGGTCAATAAAATTTCTATGAGTAATGAAGATGCCCAGTATCTTGAGACCCGAAAATTCCAGAGGTCGGAGATAGCCGGAATATTCAGGGTTCCAGCTCACATGGTGAACGACCTTGAAAAGGCTACATTTTCAAATATTGAACATCAGTCCGTTGAATTTGTTGTTCACAGCCTTAATCCTTGGATAGTTCGCATAGAACAAGCCATGTGGAGAGACCTGTTAACCCTGGAAGAGCAGAATGAAGGTTATTTTTTCCTCTTTAACGTTGATGGCCTCCTCCGGGGGGATGCAAAGAGCAGGGCAGAAGCACTCAAGATTCAGAGATTAAACGGCATAATCAATGCCAATGAATGGCGGGCTCTTGAAAACCTTAATCCCATTGAAGGTGGAGACGTCTATCTTACGCCTCTGAATATGAGGCAGAATGGAGTAGACCCAGATGAAAAGGATTGATCAGGAATCCGCAAGGCGGTTGATGGGCCGGCTCGCCTTACGGGAAAGTGCCGGAAACGGCAATAAATCCTGGTACCGTATAAAGGCCCAGTCGGAAGCCGAGGTGGATATCTATCTCTACGATGAAATCTCGATGTGGGGGGTAGAGGCCGAACAGTTTGTTCGAGATCTCAACGGGATAACGGCGCAAACAATCAATTTAAGGATAAACAGCCCAGGCGGAGACGTTTTTGACGGAGCCGCCATTTTTAATGCCCTGGAACGGCACCCGGCTAAAGTGATCACCCATATTGATGGATTGGCTGCATCGATGGCTTCTGTGATAGCACTTGCCGGCGATGAGGTGAGAATGGCGGAAAATGCCTTTTTTATGATCCATCATCCATGGTGTCTTTGTGTTGGAAATGCAGAGGACATGAAAAAGACAGCAGAGATCCTTGAAAAGATCGGAGATGCGGCGGTTCGTACTTACGTCAGAAAGAGTGGCCAGTCTGAAAAGCAGATCCGTGCCTGGATGGATGAAGAAACATGGATGACGGCGGATGAAGCCAAGGAAGCCGGATTTGTGTCCGAGATAGTCACGGGCCCGGCAGTGGAATCGAAGTTCGATCTATCCATCTATAGCAAGGTTCCTGATGCTCTCAAGGGAAAAGATCCGGGAGAGTGGTCAGAGCGTGATTTTGAGGGATTCCTGCGGGACGCCGGATTCTCTCGTAAACAGGCCGAAGCGGTTGTGTGCGACGGCTTCCGGTCACTTAACCAGGGGGACCCTGGTACAGATGACCTTGTGGCAAGTTTGAAAAAAAATATTGAGATTATGCGAGGAGGTACACAATAATGGATCTTGAAAAGATCAAAGCACTGATCGATGAACAGGGAAAGGCCTTCAATTCCTTCAAAGAAGCCAATGACCAGAGGCTTGCCGAGATAGAGAAAACATCGGGGCAGGCCGGAGAGCTCCAGGGACAGCTCGAAAAGATCAATGACGAGCTGGACAAGCTGGACAAAATACGTGACGAGATAGAGCGGGTTGAAGCTCTTGCAAATCGCCCTGCCGGTGGACAGGCCCTGACTGAGCTTGACAAAGCCAGAGCGGAACACCAGAAAGGCTTCAACAGCTTTATTCGTAGCGGGGCTGAGGCGGGTCTGAGAGACCTTGAGGTTAAGGCCGCTCTTGGAGACAATCTCAACACTGCTGCAGGCGGAGACGGCGGTTATGCTGTACCCGAGGAACTCGACAGGCAGATTCTCAGTCTCATGAGTGTAGGGTATGCTATGCGTGAATTGGCTAACTCTGTCACTATAGGGGGAAGCCAGTACAAAAAGCTTGTAAACCTACATGGTGCCGCGTCTGGATGGGTTGGAGAGACTGCAAGTCGACCTGCTACAGGAACACCTCAGCTTGCAGAGTTGACTCCCTTCATGGGAGAGGTTTACGCGAACCCTCAGGCTACACAGACCATGCTTGATGACGTGTTTTTCGATGTTGAGAAGTGGCTTGCTGAGGAACTTGCCGAAAAATTTGCTGAGGATGAAGGATCTGCGTTTATCTCCGGTGACGGGAGCAATAAACCTAAAGGCTTCCTTGCCTACACCACTTCAACCGACGAAGATGGCGACAGGGACTTTGGGACTATCCAGTATCGCGAAAGTTCCGCTGTGGGTTCCCTCAAGGCTGATGACATCATCGACCTTGAAATAGACCTGAAGGAAAAACTGCTTGCCGGAGCCGTTTTCCTCTGCAAACGAAGCACTCTTCGGACCATCCGTAAGCTGAAAGATGGTTCTGGAAATTATCTGTGGCAGCCTTCTCTTCAGGCGGGCATACCTCAGACCCTTAACGGCTATCCCATCAAGACCGATGGAGGCATGCCAACTGTTTCTGCTGGCAATTATGCCCTGGCATTTGGAAACTTCAAACGGGGTTACACCATTGTCGACCGTATTGGCATAAAGGTTCTTCGTGACCCTTACACCAATAAACCTTACGTGGGCTTCTATACCACCAAGAGAGTTGGTGGAATGGTGACAGATTCAGAAGCCATCAAGCTTCTGAAGATAAAATCGTCTTAAGTCGGGAGTTATCTAAAGAGGAGCCTTGCGCTCCTCTTTTTTTTGAAAGGATGTGAGGTTATTACATGAACAACAATAATGCACTGGTGCACCTGAAACAGGGTGGCGAAGAGCTGGTTGTTGAAGCCGGAGGCAAGATAACAAATGCCGGTACCCAGGCCAGCAACATCGCAGAGCTGGAGATCACCACAGACCTTACCGGCGTGGACACCGGAACAGATATGACCGCTGCTCAGGCTGCCCAGATAGAAGCTGATCTTGCAGCTATTGAAACGAAACTCAATGCACTTATAGCGGCCGCTCAGGGCGTTGGGATAATCGCAAGCGAATAAAGAACGAAAGGAGGTGAGGGTATGAGAACAGTAACGGTTAAAGAGGCACCAGAATCGGAGCCGTTAACCCTTGAAGAGGTGAAGCTGTTTCTGAAGGTTGATACAACCGCTGACGATACCCTTATCACCAGCCTTATTTCTTCCGCCCGGTTCTATGCAGAAAAATACCTGAATAAAAAACTGTTGACCCAGACCCTCACCGAAACACTGGACGAGTTCCCGTCGCTACCTCACGAGCTGAGAGATGGTCCCTTCCAGAGCCTGAGCGGTATCGTGTATTACGACGAAGACTCAACGGAGATCACCTGGGGCAGTTCGAACTATTTCTTTGATGCCGCTTCCGGCCGGATAGCCCTTACAGAGGACGGGGATACTCCACTTGAAACATTGCGGGATATCGCAGCGGTTCAGATCACCTATATAGCCGGGTTCGGAGATGACGCCTCAGATATCCCCCAGCCCATTCTCGATGCCATGAAGATATTCGTAGCTCATTTCTACAGGAACAGGGAACCCTTCAAGGCCGGAACCATCGTGAGCGAGATACCTTTTTCCATGACGGCTCTTCTTGATCCCTTCCGGGAGATACCGATATGAACATCAAGAGCATTTCCATAGGTGACCTTGATCAACGCATAACGGTGCAGGAGGCCATAGATACCCGTAATTCCATAGGGGAGCGGGTGTCGAGCTGGGCTACTGCTCTCGAGTGTTGGGCGGATGTGGAGATCGTAAAGGCTGAGGAGAAGGACATAGGCGGTTCCAACCGCAACGTCATTACTCATAACCTTATTATCCGTTATAGCACTGTCCCGAAGGAGAAAAACCGTGTCCTCTGGAAGGACCTCACCCTGGAGATCAGCAAGATCCAGCCTTTGGACAAGTTCCAGGAGTGGATGCTGTTGGAGTGTTCAACATGCCTGACGTAGCGTTGAAGGGAGCGGATAAGGCTGTTCGACACCTCAAGCGGGCAAAGGGTGAACTGAGAGAAAAGGCGTGGAAGGCTCTGAGGCAGGGCGGGGATATGGTCCGTAATGAGGCTCAGGCAAGAGCCCCTGTTTTTCCGAGCAAGGCTAAACGGTCTAGCCGGAGTGATGTCCAGCCCGGTGCTCTGGCTGCGTCCATAAAGGCCAAGAGGTCTAAGAAAAAGCTTCAGGTACGGGTAGAGGCTGATTACCCCTTCGGGAAAAAAGACGGTCGGTACTACGCCTTTGCCATTGAATACGGGACGCGGTTCCAGGAGGCTCAGCCCTTCCTACATCCAGCGGCCGAGGCGAAGGAAAACGCCATTGCGAATGCCCTTCTCGATGCCATGGAGGAGGCGATCAAATGAGTATCAATGATTTTCTGGCTGCCCTTTATTCTGCTCTTGCAGGGAACGGGGCACTTATGGCTGTTCTTCAGGATGTTTATTATGACCCTCCGGGAGATGCTCCAGGCCCCTATATTGTCATAGGGAACGGGCAGGACCTGCCGGGCCGGCTCCTTGATGCTTCCGAACGGCAGCTCAATCAAACCATCTATATATGGAGCAATGGCAAGAGAAAAGAGCTCATAGACATCCGGTATCTGGTAGAAGATGTCCTGGACTCTATGGCCGGATATGAAATATATCTGGATGAAGTCCAGATGATGCCTGCTGATGATGACGGATGGAGGCAGGTAGTTATGGACCTGAGGGTCTACATACGATAAGCGAGGTGAATAATATTGGCCAAGGGTAAATCTAAAGATGCAAGAGTCATGGTGGATGTTGGCGAAGCTCCTACAGAGTTTGGCGAGGTCAAGGATTGGGACTTCTCGGTCGATAAAAAGACCATCGATGCTACTTCAACCACCGATGACTGGGAAGTAGTGGAGCATGGCTCCAAGTCCTGGTCGGGATCTATTACCGTCTTCTATGATCCCGAGGATGCTGTTCAGTCTGCTATAGAGACATCTATCCTGACGGGCGATACTGACGTAGCCGTGACACTAAGACCCCAGGGTACAGGTGTGGGCAAGAAGGAATACGCCGGTGATGCCGTAGTAACCAGCTGGAAGCCCGCCGGTGCGAAAGATGACATGGTAGGCATGAGCCTGGAACTGAAGGGCAATGGTGCCCTCACTCCGGGAACACAGTCTGCAGGATAAGCAATAGGGGGTTGCAGAAATGAGTGAAACGGCAAAGAAAGAGACACTTGTCCGGGAGCCTGTTATGCGTATCGAGGGTAAAGAGAGGACGATCCGGTATCCTGTAATGTCCGTTATGAAGATGGAGCAACTGCTGGACTATTCCTCTCTGGAGCTTCTTCGGAAGGATGCGGATAATCCTTTTTCCATAAGGGAACTTGTGATCATTCTCTGGGCCGGGCTTACTGCCTCATGGCCGGGCCTTACTCTTGAAAAGACAGTAGACCTTGTAGAGGATGCTTCCTTTGATTTTGAAAGCGCGGCGGATATCTGCAAGCAGGAACTTTTCAAGTCGCTACAGCAGATCCTGAGATTTAAAACAGGTAAAAACTCAAAAAACTGACCGGGGAGGACCTGGAGCAATACTGGGAAAATGTTATATCCCGGGCTCTTGGTCCTCTGGGTTTACGTCATGCAGACCTGTGGAAGATCACCCTGGGAGAGCTTGCAGACCTCGACATTGCACAACGAAAAGTTGAACGGCAGCGGATCCGCGAGCTTGCCCTTCAGGCCTGCTGGATAGCAAACGGCAGTGGGATGAGGACTTCTCCTCTTCAGATCGAGGACCTGATCGGGTTTGAAGATCCGGAAACAGGAGAGATATTCAGCAGCAAGTGGGACTATCACTCCCATTGCAAGGAGAAAATACGCCGTAAGAGGGGGGTGGAGTAATGGCCAAAAAGCGGAGACTGGATTATATCATCGGTGCAGATGTCACCGAGTTCGAGTCAAAGGTTAATACCGTAACCAGAAAAATAGATCGTATGGGTCGGAAGGCTCAGAGGTTTGGTGCTACGTGGACAAAGGCTCTCACCGTCCCCCTGGTTGCGGCAGGCTCGGCCATGCTGAAGACAGCCAGCGACGCCGAGGAAACAGACAGCAAATTCAAGGCTGTATTTAAAAACCAGTCCAGGGAAGTGGAAGCCTGGGCCAAGACTTTCAGTCGTTCTGTAGGCAGGTCTACCACCGAGAACAAGAAGTTCCTTGCTACTATCCAGGATACACTGGTTCCCCTTGGCTTTGCCAGGGATAACGCTGCAGATATGTCCAAACAGGTTGTATCTCTTGCTACTGACCTTGCCAGCTTTAATAACCTCAATACAGAGCAGGTAATTGCAGATATCCAGTCTGCCATCGTGGGTAACACTGAAACTTTACGTAAATATGGAGTGGTGGCCCAGCAGAGTCAGATCGTTCAGGAAGCACTTAACAGCGGCCTTATAAAAAATAAAAGCGAGCTCGATGCCAACACCAAGGCTCAGGCTATTCTGCAGCTTGCTCTAAAAGGTACCGTTGATGCACAGGGAGACGCCGTAAGGACGGCAGATGGACTGGCAAACTCCAGCAAGGGCCTTAGCTCTGACATTAAGGACCTGGCTGAAAAGTTCGGTGCCCTTATGATCCCCACGGCTAAAGAATGGGTTGGAGTAGGAAGGGAGGTTGTCCAGGGCCTTACGGATATGGACACGGAGACCCAGCAGGCCATTATTAAATGGGGTGCACTTACAGCAGCAGGAGCCCCCTTGATTCTTATGATAGGTAGACTAACTTCTGGTTTTGCCACGTATGGACGGAATATTTATAAGGGGTACCTTAACCTTCAGGAGTTCATAGCATTTCATCCAGGGCTTTCCGCTATGGTAATAACTATAGGTCTTTTGGCCAAGTCCATGTGGGATTTCTACCATGCCAGCGAAAAGACCAAGAACGAGATCCGGTCCGTTATGTCTGCCACGGGTGTTAAGGGGATCAGTGAGAGTGCTAGAAACGCCGCAAAGCAAAGCTCCTTACCATCGACAGCAGATGGCTGGATCCCTCCAGCCTATAGCCGTAATCCTTTGGATACGAAAGGCAGCAGGGATTATGGCATGGGCGGAGCAGTGGATATTACCGGCCTGTCTTTCTGGAGTCCCGAGAAGGCCAAAGACAAAACCAAGGAAGTGACTCAGGCGGCACTCGATGAGGCCCGGGAATATGCAAAGAAAATGTCTGATATCCAGAGCGATCTGAATATCGAACTGCTCAGGCTGCATGGAGATTATGAATCTGCCGAACTGGCCGAGCTGAAGGGGCAATATGACCAGCTCATGGAAGAGGCAAAAAATTCCGCCGAAACCAGAGTCAAGATAGAGGAATGGTACGCGGCCAAGGTTGCCGAGTTGAACAGACAGGCAGCCATGGACAGGCTTGCCCAGGAGAACGAGATTCAGATGGCTTTTGCAACGTGGGGAAGTCGTTACGGTGCTGGTTCCGGAATGTCCATCCAGGACTGGACATCTTACAAGAAGGGCGAAAACGACTATGACGCCATGATGGAGGCAAAGAAGGCCGGCGAGGAAGTGGCCGCCACTCTGGGTAAGGTCAATAAGGAGCAGGATGAACTGGCCACAAAGGGCGATCTCTGGGCCAATAGCCTCTCCGATGGTCTTGCTAACGCCATAGTCAACGCAGAAGACCTTGGCGATGCGCTTGAAAATATATTACAGCAGATCGGTAGCTCTATTCTGTCCAGCATAATAAGCAAAAGCATAAGTGGATTCCTGCCATTCGCAAGCGGCGGTTGGATACCAGAGCCAGTTGTCGGCTTTGGCGCATCTGGGCGAATGTATTCTTTTGCGGAGGCTGGTCCGGAATATGTAAACAGATCGGGCGCTGGAGTAGGTAGTGGGAAGCAGATACAGCAGCAATCAACGCAGGTAACAACTGTTAACTTGCATGTTAATGCCATAGATAGTAAGGACGCTATGGATTTCTTCACGAAAAATAAAGGTCAGGTTACACGAATAATCAAGGAAAACATACAGTTCAATGGTGCTATACGCACGGCGATACAGGGGGCGAGATAATGTCTTTACCTCATTTTATATGGTCTCCGGCTTATGTCAGTGAGCTGACGAAGGAGCACAAGGTTGCTGAGACGGTTTTTGAAAATGGGAGTAAGAAGCGGTACTGGAAGGGGGCCCGCCCCAGGAAATGGAAATATACGTTTTTAAAGAACTACCCGCAGATCCACGAAATCTATGACTTCTGGGACGATAGAAAAGGGTCTTATGAGAACTTCCAGATCGAGATTTACAACGGTGTTACCGAGGCGAATGAGCTGGTTGTGTGTCACTTTGTGGAAACCGAGATAGATCTGAAAACCCAGGGGCGTCACTTCGGCGAGATCTCTTTAACCATCGAGGAGGTCTTATAAATGCCTCGAGGAACGACGACATATAACATTGAATCTGCAAAGGACAGCACAAGTCCTATCATATTGGTTCGGGCTTTAAATATCCCGAAACTTGCCGATTCTACGGATATCACATCCCTTTATCTGACTGATTGCGAGTCAGATATTTCTTTTTTTGATGAGGATGGAGCAGCACAGGTATATCAGTCATGTGCTCTCTCCTACTCGCAGGTTTCCGTTTCCAGTTCGAACGAGATCGAATCCTGCACGTTGAAAATCGATAACGTTGACCGTGCATTTTCTGCTCTGGCTCAGTTGTACCAGCTTCAGCGGATTGAGATTCATGTCCTCCGAGCTTTTCGGAATACCCTTGCAACTGCTGACGGTGCTGTCTATCTATTTATAGGCCATTCACAGGCTCCTGTGATCTCTGAAAGTTTCATTGAATTGAGCGTAAAAACCGACTTTTCATTAAATCAAAAACTGCCACGCCGGGTATTCTGGACAAGGGATTTTCCATATCTTCCAGCGAGCAAGGACATCAGGAATCCGCTATGATACAGGACCTTGTCGGTATCCCCTGGAAATATGGGGAGATGGATTGTTGCAAGCTTATGATCCTGGCTCAAAAAGAGTTATTCGGGCGGGAATTAAAGCCAAAATACCCGCATGGATATACGCCGGAAACCTTGAATGAGGAATCTAGAACAATGATCCGGGAATTCAACGAGATAGGTTATCCGGTTGTAAAGCCAAAAGCCGGAGATCTGGTTGTACTTGAAATATTTGGAGGCTATCACGTAGCGACTTTTATATCTGATTTTGAGATCTTACATATATTTGAAGAACACACTTCGAGGATTTCTAAATATAACAGTTTCTTCAAACGCAGGACAATAGCGATTTATCGACTTAAAAAGGAGGTGGGAGAATGACAGGAGCATTAATAGGGGCAGCATTTGGTATGGCAGCCGGGGCAGCCGGAATTACCATTGCAGGATTCACCGCCGGGACAATGTGGATGGTGGGAGCTTCCATCGGAGCCATGTTTGATAAAGCCGATATGGGGCTGGACAACACATCTCCCACATATTCGCTTGGCGAACTGTCGAACACAAAAAGTCAATTAGTCCCTATCCCTGTAGTCTACGGGCAATGCAGAGTAGGTGGAAATGTATTCTTGCAGGACTTTCTCGATGACAAAAAAGAACGCATGAATATGTTTGTTGCCGTTTCCGAGGGTGAAATACAGGCCATTTCCGATGTTATGGCGAATGACCAAGATCCTGTAAATGATCTTGATGATTGCTCGGTATCAAAATACCTCGGGACATCTACGCAGACCAAGGATAGCAGACATCCGACCATCAGCACTGAATTAACCACACAAGGATATACCGGGAATTATGAAAATCTGGCTTATATAGCCTTGACTTTAAAAGCACAGGAAAAGTTATCCGGCACTCCTACAATATCGAGCATTGTCCAGGGACGCAAGGTCTGGACCCCCGACGGGGTGCAGTATTCCAGGAACCCGGTCTGGTGTCTGATAGACCTGCTCAGCAATGAACGATACGGTCTCGGAATGTGGGTAAATGATCATCCGAACTGGGGCTTGATTGATTATGATTGCGCGGTTGAAAGTGCTTCGTATTGCGACGAGATTGTAGGTGACAGCCCCAGGTTTCAGCTTGATTATGTTGTAGATACTCAAAAACCCTGTATCGATGTTATGACAGATATCCTGTCCACATTCCGCGGGTACGTTATTGGCCGTGAGAAAATCCAGATATGTATAGACAAGCCTTCGACGGTCTACAAGTACATAGATATGTCGAACATTATCGAGGGTTCTTTCAGCTGGAAACAACAAGATCCAGATAACATGTACAACCGGGTGGTAATTAACTGGACTAACCCTGACGATAGTTACGAAAGCAATGCCTATATTATTGAGGATGAGGACAGTATTGCCCGGTATGGAGTCATTGAGAAAACATATGATCTGCCGGGTATAACTACTGTTGATCAGGTTGCTCGTATGGGCGCGTACCTCATCGATATGGCTAACGGTGTCAGGAATTTCTGTTCCTTCGGCCTGTCTCTTTCTGACGGCGACATTGAGGTCGGTGACGTTATAGGCGTTACGCATGATCTGCCAGGGTGGGGAAATTATGACGGGGAACACCCTGATAACCCGGCAAAATTAATGCGAGTTACGCAGATCGATGATGTAGAAGATGATAACGGCCTTGAATCCATAGCGGTGACCTGCGCCGAATATGTGGAAGAGGTTTATAACGACCGGGCAGGGGATATACCAGTTAAAATAGATACGGGGATCGATAACCCGTGGGACCCGGACGAGGTAACTGATCTCGCTATTACAGAACAGTTGATCCTCGGTTCCGATGGTACGTATCATCAGACTGCTATCTGTTCCTGGACATTGCCTGACGGGATTCTGGAAGGTATAGAAGTTTGGTGGAAATATAGCCTTGATTCCGAGTGGAAACAATCTGCGACTTTAAGCCCATATGCAAATTCTTACACTTTCCTTGATCTTGAAATAGGGGAAACCCTACAGGTAAAAGTCATAACCGTTTCCAACTGGGGCGTGCGTTCTACGGGTGCGACGGCTACACAGTTCCTGAGCGGTGATGGAGAATCACCGGATGCTCCGTCAAGCGTAACCGCAGTAGGTAGTTTCAGGACCATATATCTGAATTGGATGGCTCCCGCCTCTCTGGATCTATCCCATTACGAAGTTTGGGAAAGCACGGATTCTGTGGAAAGCAATGCTACAAAAATAGCTGAGGTCACAAGCCCGTCTTTTGTGGTTTCAAATCTCGGTGTACTCGTAACCCGGTGGTACTGGATCAAGGCAGTAGATTATGCCGGGAATACAAGCCCGTCGAGTACAGTTGTTTCTGCAACGACCACCACAGCGGTATCAGCAGATATAGCCGATGCTGCCATAACTGGAGATCATATCGCTGCAACCGCTCAAATTTCCATAGGCACAGGTGGAAGGCTGGTTATAGGTGACGAGGGATATATTCAAATCGGTGATAACGGTCCTATTCTTTTAGATATATCGAATGACTATCCGAGAATACGCATAGGAGATCCAGATAACGCAACAACAGGGCCATATATGGAACTGACACAAGGTGATATTGAAGTTTATAAATATTATGATTCAGCCTATGAGCTGCAGAAAAATCTTCGTAAAATAGTTAGTGGAATTGCTACAAATAACACTACCGTCACTCTTGCAGGGCATTGGGAAAGCCAGCCGGAAATAATATGTTCGGTAAACGAAATCGTCGTATATAACAAAGACTATGTAGGGCAAAACCAGACCCTGCAGGTCAGCGCGACGAACGTAACTTGGGACAACGAAACAAAAACCTGCACATTCAAGCCCCTGGCTAAACTGCTCATATCGGCTACATCGACTACAACGAGTCCCGGAGAACAGGAACACGACGCCCTCGATTACACTTTTCCGAGGACGGTGCAGACTGGTAGTTATACTATCCCTGCAAATACGACGAGCGTAACCATTAATTTCAAATATTCGGCGCAACACGGCGGGTACCAGGTCTGGAACGAGGATGATTATACTTCAAGGTATTATACCCGGACTGCCAAGACCGTACGGGTGAAGGTTTATGCTGTGATTTCCGGTGTAGGTGATGTTTTGTTGTTAAATACCACGACAGACAAAACATGGTATACCGACATCACGACCACGCCACACTACACGTCTGTGCAGAAAACCATATCCATATCGTCATCGACCAGCTCCAGGACTATATCCTTGAAATGTGTTTTTTCAGATGGTGATGAGAACTATTCCGACGGTACCCATAGGGACAGTGCAAGCCCAGATCTGAGTTCCGGGTGGTTGTATTTTACATCTTTCGTATGTTCAGCCAGTTCAGCGAGTGCCATAGCCACGGGCAAATTGAATTATCTTGCGATAGGAGAATAGGGCATGATTCGATACGTGATTACCGAGAATGGAATATTGGATAGGCAGGATAACTTCCTTATCCTTGATAACGGCGGAGACCCCGAACGGTTCAAAGAGTTTTTGGAATGGAAAATGGAAGGCAACGAACCTGTACCCATGGCTCCGTCACCCCTGCATGTCCTTGTGGACGACGAATGGGTGGTAGATCTGGAAGAGTTGAAAAATGCGAAAAAAGCCGAGATAGCACAGGCGCGGTACGAAGAGGAAACCGGGGGTCTAGAGGTCAACGGAGTAACGATAGATACTTCCCGAGATTCACAGGCACTTTTGACCGGGGCGGTTATACAGGCGTTGCAGGATGAAACTTATACTCTCAACTGGAAAGGCGTGAACGGCTGGGTAACTCTGGATGCTGAAACGGTCATAGCCATAGGCACGGCAGTCAGGCAACATGTACAGAGCTGTTTCGACCGGGAAAAAGAGTTATCGGCACAGGTTGATGAGGCAACGACGGGGGAAGAGATAAGCAGAATTTCATGGTAAGGGAGGTAACGCAATATGACAAAAGCTGCTGGGATTACCCCTGCGAATATAGGGAAAAAAATACCGCAGGGAGCTACGTTTATCGAACGCTATTATTTCAGAGATTCGAACGGGGATGCCATGCCCTATCTGGACACTGCCACGGGACTTTGCCAAATACGGGAGGCTCCTGCCGATGCTAACGGGAGTATTACCGCTACGGGTACTGTCACTATCGACGCAGCAACAGGTGAAATTGAAGTGTGTTACCCCACATCGGAAACGCTGAAGCTCGTGGAGATCTCTAACGGATCCGGTTATTACCGGGATATAAAAATAATATACGATGACGCGTCCGAAGACTGCATTGTGTCGGGGCGAATCTTGCCCATCCTGGAGGTGAGCCGAAGTGGGAGCTAGCGAGATTTCTAAAGATATCGATTTGATTATCCAGGATAGCGGGGTAGTTCTCCAGGTAGTGAGGGGAGCTAAGGGCGATGCGGGTCCTGAAATACAAATACAGTATTCCCCCGAGGTGTCTACTGGCTGGACGGATACATACACTGGTAACGAGAAATACATGAGGATGAGCACGGATAATGGTGTTACCTGGGGAGATGCCCTGCTCATTAAAAGTGATCTTAGTGGTGCAGAGATAAAAACTCTGTATGAGGCAGAGGAAGATACAAATGCATATACCGATGAGGAAAAAACGAAGCTGAGTGATATTGCTGAGAACGCTAACAACTATTCTCACCCGGCTAGTCATAGTCTTGACATGATAACAGAGACTACAGAGTTGAAGGTCATGACGAGCGATGAACGAATCAGATTGTCTACCATAGGAGGCATCCCGATATGAGTACGGTAAATTGCGGAGTCAAAACAGCAACAGGAACGGCATCGACAGTGGGAGTCGCAACGAGTCGGAAATATCTGAGGCTCACCAATGAGTCTCCGGATACTCGTGTGAGGATAGGAGACAACGGCATTTCTACGACGGCAGGTATAATCATCGAGCCTGGGGCAACCGTGGAGTTTCGCCCACTGCCAAGCGAGAATACGGAAATATATGTTATGTCTGAAGGTAAAGCAATTAAGCTGGCGTACTACGAGGTGATATCATGATACATGAAATATCTGTGCTCCAGAATAAAAATGAGGCTATGGGCACGCCGCAGATTGTCCAGATCGATGTGGATTTTTCTGATGAGGGGGTACCACTGAATGGATCTGTAAAGGTGGAGGGTGATGGTATAGCATATGTCCCGATATTCGAACGGGATATGCGCGAGAACCACAAGGCCATGTTCCCTGTCCCAGAACCGGAACCCATGATCGAGGAGATGATATAAATGATACCAAACGTTGAATGTGTCCTCGGAAAGCCTGTAATAGTACAGGATGCCGCCAGACGTGGCTTTGAAATGGCACTGACCCAGAGAGTTCTTGAGCTTGGCACTGATGGGTTCAGCTCAGCCGACGAGAGGGCAGAATGGTCTGCCAAGATGGAGATCCTGAGTGGTGGGAAGAACACTATACTCTGGGTGAATGACGGGGCCGGAACACCCCTCTATTTCCCCACTATTAAAGTGAGATTCCCTGCCATGCGGAGATGTGATTTACTGGTGGATTCCACTGACCAGAATTTGCATTATGCCTTCAATGTGAACGGCAAGATAAATTCCTACATCTACATCGGGAAATACCAGGCTGCCAGTGTCTACAGCAACTCCAAACACATAGGGGTATCCCTCTACGGTGTAG